GCCATATTAACTTATCTAATTATTATCAGATAATATTCTCTTTGGTTCAGCATCATAAATGGTCTCTAGATTCCTTAGAGCGTATGATGCCGTATGAGAGGGATTTATATTTCTCTTTATTAGTAAACCATATAGAAACACAAAAAGAAAAATAGGAACACAATAAAGATGGCCAACCCAAATAAACCACCTGTTAATGAAAATGACAAGGAATACTCTCCAGACACCTTGGCGATTATAGAACGACTCAAGCGAGAAGGTTCTATGATAAGAAACGGCAAGAATTCTATAAAGTCTGTGAATATAAACCTTGATAAGTTTAGTAAGGTCTTTAACAACATAGATAAAAACGTCAAGCAAATGTCCAACATATCTAAATGGGTTGCAAACAGAGACAATAACAACATACTTGCAGGACGCGAGAACGAACAAAGGAAGGACGACCTCGAAGAAATAACACAGAATCAAAAGGAAAAAGACGATTCAGATGACAACAAAAGTAATGACCCGTTAAAAGACAGAATAGTTAAAAACGCTAAAGGTCTCGGAAGTTTGCTTATGAATCTTGGTAAATTTTCATTAATCGGAGTTGGCGCCTTTGAGTTCCTTCGTGGGTTTATCGATGAACTTACGGACGGTAAAATGACAGAAGGTATTGAACACATAAAGAATATCGACTTCAAAGGTTTAATGACTACTATAGGTTCCATTGGTGGTCTTGCTACTGGCATCGCGGCCTTTGGTACGGCGATTGCTGGGTTTAAGATCGCAGGCCTGTTTGGTACCCTACTTGGGATAGGTCTACCTGGCGCTGGTGGCGGAGGCCTTTTAAAGAAAATGGGCAAAGTAGTAGGCAGAGGTGGTCTTGTAGGTATGGCAGCTTTGATGTTTATGTATGGAGAAAAGATATCAGATTGGATTCGTTCTGACTTGATGGGAATGTCTAAAGACGAAATACAAAATTCTAAACTTGAAGGCGGCGGATTAGCAAATGTAGGCACTCGAATGGCTCAATTTGCTACAGTAGGCGCTGCGTTGGGTGGAATTAAAGGTGCCTTGATCGGCGCTGCAATTGGACTTTTATATGGTACTACTGAAGCTGCATTAGGATATCTGGACGACAAAATAAACGATACCGGTACGTTGCCAAACGCGGTACAAGAATCATTAGACCGCGATAGAGAATATATGGAGAACGGTTCGGGTACTAATGAAGAAAAGGCTCGAAACAGAGCAGCTGCAGGTAAATCAACAAGAAGAGTTGCTGAAGAAACCCTCGCTGGTATGGGTTCCAACGTCAAAGATTTAAAGGACGAACTGCGCGAAGAAAAAAATAAAATTGAGAAATACAAAGATGCTTTGAAAGATACTTCGCTTGATAGAAATACTAGGAATGCATTACAAAGATCTTTATATAGTACAGAGGACCGTGCAGCCAAGGTGCATGCTACAATTTTGACTAGATTTGCGCAGAAAGAAGAATTACAAAAATTCTTACGAGATCTACCTGAAGAAGCTAAAATGTTTGATGAGCTAAATAAAGCAAACAATTTATTCTATATATCTGAAGAAGATAAAACTAAGAACGCAAGAATGCAATTGACGTTGGGTGTCAACAAAGCAATAGGAAAGGATAATTCTGCTTATAACGCAAAATTAGATGCAACTGCATTGCAATATATGTCTAAGAAACCTAATGGAAAGACAGAACGTGGGTTAGAGGCGGTGAGCGAAGATGTTAGTAACGCCTCAGCAGGTAAAGGTAATGGCGCTCCTACGATAATAAATGCACCTGGTGGCAATACTAGTTCAGTTGGTGGAAGTACTAGCAATTCGACGAATATCAATAACTACATAGTAGGCGAAAACAACGGAAATACTTACGGCATAGCACACTAAAAAGGAGGCGCAAGGCCTCCTTTGTTCATTTCGTACTAATTATATTCCGCGATTAATTACATGCCGCGTCGGCCTGTGGCGTTCTCATTCAATAGAGATCTTGAGTCGCTTGTCATAGTACGTGAATTAATCTTTATCGATTTAGTTTTCTTTTCTTCTGGGATAATTCGTTCCAGTTGAATAGTAAGTAAACCGTTCACCAGATTGGCACCACGAACTTCAATGTCTTCAGCGACCGTAAAGGTGCGTGTAAACTTCTTAAAGGAAATGCCTTGATGTAAAAATTCACCTTCACCTCTTATGGTGTCGTTTTCGTCCCAATTGGATTTAATAGTCAATTGGTTGTCCTTCAATGAGATATCCAAATCAGATTCAGATAATCCAGCAACCGCTAGGTCTATGCTGAAGTCGGTATCAGTTTTCTTTCGGATATTGTATGGAGGGAATCCACCTAGTTGGTGATCTTGATGCACTAGTCTGTCGAATAGGTCGTCAAAACCTACTGCAAATGGTGCCAAGTGTGAAGCGTTTAGTTTGGTATTTTTTGTACTATAAGTCATATTGAGACTCCTTATTAAGCAAGTGTATTATGTTGCAGATTGCAACGGTTAAAACAAACACAAGACCCTTTCGGCATCCTGTGTTTTATTTATATTTTCTAAACTCCTGTTGAACCTAAACCACCTACACGGTCTGTTTTTTGTTCGGGAGCTTTATCGACTTCAGTTAAACTGTATTTAATATTCTTCTCTAATTTGCCTTGTGCAAGGCGTTCGCCGTCATTGATTGCGATAACAGAATCGGTAATGTTGTACAGCATTATATAAGTTTCATTTACATAATCGCTATCAATAATACCTGTGCCGTTTGCTAACAATAAACCACGTTTTAATGCAGTGCTTGATCTAATATACAACTTTAAGACATGATTATCTGGGATATCGAAAATTAGTCCAGTTGGTACTAAGACTCTAGTGTCTGGGTGTATTTGAATTGACTCTACACCACCAATAATCTTTACAGGAACTTCAACTTTCTTATTCCAGTTATTATAGGTAGTCACTTTATCGCCCATTTTAAACGCGGCTTTAAGGTCAAAGCAAGCAGAACCTTCCGTCGCAACTTCTGGGATTGTAGCATGATCTTTACATTTGAATACTTTTAACATAATTTATTTTTTGCCTATATTGTATTTTACAGCAAGCTCCCAATCGCCTTTCTCTTTAAATGATATGATTTTTATCTGATTTAAAGATGCTGTAAGTTCGTCAGTTTGTTTTGGGTTCACTATTGAAATTAATCCCCATTCGGATAATAGATTAACGATGGTATTTCGTCTTGCTTTATCCTCTTCACTAAAAGTATCGACTTTGCCGTCTAATTTAAATAATTCTTTAAAATGTAGAATAGCATATCTACCCTTCTTATGAAGTATGTGGCATGATTGAAAAAGTTTTTTCTCTTGTCTGGCAGAGATTCCAATACGAGTTAGTGTTTCTTTAACTTTAAGAAATGTGTCCTGTGTTGGTAGTTCTATTTCAATTCCTACTCCTCTAAAAATATCTTCGTTGCGGTCCATGATTATCACCTTATTATTATTATAATTTTCATATTATTTATGAAAACTATATCTTAAGCACCTCCGGTAATCATCTTGTCGTGTACAGTTTTTAGTTGTTCAGGCGTTAATGCTTTCAAGTACATTTTAGCAATAACGCGACTGCACTGATATACGTGCTGGATGACATCCAAATCAGGGTTCTTAGTACTCTTCGGCCAACCAGACCAACGCTTTCGTTTGCGCAATGCAGCACGGTAATAATCGAACTGAGCGGCGGCAAATAAACCCGCTCTCATATTCATTTCATTAGCATGCAAAATTGTATCTTGGAAGTTAGCAAAACCTCGGTTGATAATGAAAGCATTGTATAGACCTTCGGTGTGTTCGGGTTGGTCGCTCGTTCGAATCAAATCAGCCTTTGAATCTGAAGCAGCATTCATGAAATCGAAAGGTGAGAGTTCCTTATCCTTTTCATCTTTTGGTACTTTTTTCTTTTTAGGTAATGATTTAACTTTCGCCATTTTTCATTGCCTCCAACTCTGCTAACAATTCATTAAAAGGGACTGCACAATTTGGACAAGCATAGATACTAAGTTTACCCTCGGCAGTGTCTACTTTAACGTCGAAGACCTCTTTCTTTTTGGTTTTAGTACCACAAATAAAGCAATCGATTTTTCTGCTAAAAAATCCAAACATTATTTAAACTCGCATTCAATCATAATCTCTGTAAGAAACGCGACCATATTAATCTCTGGGTCAGCGACGAATCCGGCCTTGTACATATAATCAGCAAGAGTTACTACGAACCCTGGGTGACTACGATGTTCTACGCGATTGCCTGCTTCATCATAGATTCTGCGGAACATCTCATTCATATCTTGGTCGCTATTCTGAGCAACCCATTTACGCATGTTAGTGAAGTCCTTAGCCTTGAGCAACTTATACATTTCAGTTATCGACTCTTCCTTGAAGTTAACAAGTACGCCTTCATCGATTTTACCAGATGCAGCATAGGTTTGTAATTCAGTAAGTACACGTCTGAAATCAGGAAAGTGTTTTTCGATTACTTTACCAACAACAACCTTTTCATAAGGGATTTCTTCATTATCCAAAATTTGAATAACACGCTTGAAGAACGCCAACGCCAATTTCGGTTTATCTTTTGATTCAATAGAGAATTCAACTTCAGATAGACGAGAACGGAGTGCGTCTTTAATTTTGTTTTTGTAGTTACAAGTGAATATAAACCCACAGTTAGAAGAATATTCTTCAATAAAGTTACGCAATGCAGGTTGAACACTGTTAGGATTAAGGTAATCAGCCTCGTCAAAGATAACGTATTTACGACCACCAGTTAGAGATTGAGCAGATGCGTAAGTTGCAATGTCATGTCTCAGCGAATCTATGTTTACGTTAAGCGATCCGTTTTTAACAATGTAGTCACAACCCATTTCCTCTAACATTGCTTTCGCAACAGTAGTTTTGCCGCAACCAGGCCCACCAGATAACAGCAGATTTGGTACTGAATTATCGTTTACGAATTTTTGGAATGCCTGTTTTGTTTTTTCTGGGAGGATTGTATCAGCAATGGTTTGTGGTCTATATTTCTCAACCCATAAAATTTCATTTGGTTTTGCAGTAATAGTCATAATGATTCCATAATATAGTATAATAAGATTAAGGTTGGGATAGATACCCCAACCTTGGTAGCGCAGATGTTACTTTATTAATCGACAACTTTGCCGGTCAACGGGCCTTTTGGAGCAACCTGAGTTTCAACTTCAGCGTCTTTTTCTGCAAGTGAGGATTGATCAGATTGACCAACGCCACTTTGTTTTAAAAACATTTCGAGTTTGTTCCGCAACAGGCCGACGCCTTGCATTTCAGATCCTTGGATTGCGCCACGCTGTGAAACTACATCGATGATTTGTAGTAAGCTTGATAGGTCACCAAGAGTGATAGACAATTTTTGTTCTTGTTCGTTCATGTTATTGTTTCCTTATTTGAAAGTCGATTTAGAATCTACTGCCACAAAATATGTTGCATCAGTACCAGCGAATTCAGAAATGCCTTTGGCAGATATCGTTACGCGGTAATCTTGTGGTAATAGTTTTAAGTTGTCAGTTTTGATAACAACTTGGAATTCACCGTCAGTTTCGCCAACTTCGACACCGTAGTCGTCGGAGCCTTTAGATGCACTGTCGATGGCTTTGAGATAGCATATGCCGCTTTCGCCTACAAAAGCAATCTCGGTAAACTGGAGTACGCCAGCAGCTTTTAACACCGATTGCAGATCTTCCCATTTGATTTCAACCACAACATCTTCAGACGGCAGTTTAATTTCTTTTTCTGGTGGAACGATTACCATAGAGATGTCAGCATAGACATATTTGGTTCTTCGTTTACCTTCCGAGATAATAAAGTTGCGATCTTCAAATTCGATTTCTGGATCTTTATATAGGCTTAAGATCGATAAGAAACGCGACATGTCATAGATACACGCATTGGCAGGAATTTCATCAGGAATTGTAGCGCGCGCCATAACTGTTTTTTGTGGGCTAATAGTACGCAACTCATTACCAGGTTTAAAAACGACCGATGGGTTGATAACGGCGAAGTTTTTAAGTATAGTTAAGGTTTGTTCTGATAGTTTCATTTAATATCCTATTCATAATTTAAGTTAGTGTGTACTATTGAATACACGTTGTGGTTGTGGTAATAGTATGTATTATAACACAAAGGCCAACGACTGTCAACCAATTTGTGTTATAATTGTGGCTTATTTATATCACAAGTCGAAATCGAATCTCACCTTTTGTTCTATTTCTCTAGGTAATAGTGAACCATAAGAGTTTCTGATCTCTTGATTCCTTTTCACAACTTCTTCAAGTACAGTAAAGTTTTCACCTTCCGCGGCTGCGAAGTTAACGAACGCTGGACAATCTTTAGCAAAACATGCAGAACCAAATCCACGTCGGCCGTCATGTCCAGGTATCATAGTATGCGAGTGCCCAATTCTGGCATCAGTGCCGATTGCGTTGCGTATAGTGTTGTAGTTTCCGCCGAACGATTCGACGATATCATGGAACTGATTGAACCAAAGAACTTTAGATGCAAGGAAAGAGTTCATGCCGTATTTTACGAAACTCGCTTCACTTGCACTCATATGATAAACCTTACAAGGAGCGCAAGCGCTGTAATCATTATAAAGTTGCTCGAGTCGTTTAGTATTCTCTGGATCGCCACCAAAGACATGCATGATAGGATTAACAAAATCAAGATTAGCATTATTCTCGGTTAAGAATTCTGGGTTATATATTACTCTAGCATTGGCCGCCAAACGTTGGACGATATCAGGAACTACAGTTGATTTAATAACAACCAAACCTTTCGTATATCTCAACAAGTCGCGAACCACAGATTTAAGTATGCTTGCATCGATACTTGCATCTTCGCCCATAGGAGTCGGAACACAGACAAAAGACACGCTAATATCCATATCTTCCAAGTCAGCAATGGTATTGCCAAGTTTTGGGTCGATTATTGTCTTGTCGCAGTTGTTATGCGGGAAACCATATGCTACGGCAGATCCAACGAACCCGCCGCCCACAATAGCCATTTTCAATTTACTACTCATCATTATCATTCCTAATTATAGGTTGTTGGTTATAATCGGCATAAAACTTTCTAGTTTGTTTTAATGCCCATTTCTTTTTTGGGCTTGAATGTGGTATAACTTTCAAGCGGTTTGGCCATGTTTCCACGGTCTTTTCGAACATCTTCTTTCTGTTGTCGTCTTTAAAGAGGTTTAATTGGTTGCCACCTGCGTTAGCGCCCGTACTAGGTGTAATGAAACAGATGTGATTGAAACTTAGAGAAACATATTTATCTTCAAGCAACTGCAACGAATAATCTAAATCTTCTGAAACTCCATCTCTCCATTTATGTTCTGTTTCATTGTTAATCAAAACGACACCATAAGCCATTTTGTTTAAGTTTAATCGATTCTTTTTAGAAAAGGCAAAAGCAACACTAGTGATACCGCTAATACCAATGTTAGAAAACATATCAGTAGTTTCTTCAATGATTCCCATTGCTGTATATGGTTTGCATCTTTCATTTTTGTTTGTCATGCGAATAGCGAACCATCTCATATCGTCGTCCATTTGCCAAGAGAATTTCTCGCCATTAGTTAGGGAATATTCTTTTATGAAAGTTCTTGCATAAGCAATACCTTGGTCGTTCTCAGGCAACTGCACAAGTTTTTCAGGTGCGAAATTCTTAGCATATTCTTCGTAGTCTTGAGGCTCAACAACAATCTTGTAATTGGTTATGCCATGTTCTTCCATTAACATGGCAGTTGATCCACTAGCAGCACTCGCAACATGTCGTCCTTTCGAAGGTATGTAGACCGTATACTTGATATCAGATGCTTTGTATTTTGCGCTTTCACTCATTAAATTATTGACGATAGATTCAGAATCAACTGCTTCATCTAACCCCAACAAATCACAAAGTGCACTCTCTACTATCACAATTTACTCCCCAGACTTGATTTTATGTAATCAGGAAGATTGTGTTTAGGAGCCCAACCCAATAAAGTAGTCTTTTCAGTGATTACAGGTGCAGTCATGCGGTTACCTTTTCTTGGTTCTAAATATTCAATATAAGGACTAAACATGTTAGCAACTTCTTGAATTGTATAACCGTCTGGATGCCCAATGCCGTATTCATCGCCACTGCCTTGTTCGCCAATAAGTATAAGAGCATCTACAATATCTTCAATGTGAGTGAAATTTCTTACTTGCGTTCCAGGTAGAACAACAGGTAAACTTAAACCGCTTTGAGTATATAGTTTGTATTTTGCGATAAGCGTGGCATAATTACCGTCACTAATTTCTTTGTTTCCATAAACATTATAGAAATAAGTGATAGCATAATCTAAACCGTACCATTCTGCATATTGCTTTACGAGTTCGGTATTCGATGCTTTAGACCAAGCATAAGGACTTTGCACATAACCATCAGAATCATCGGCAAATTTGGTTGAAGAACCCGCGTAGATAAGTTTCGCCTTTGTTCGAGCAACATATTTTAGAACCTCATAGGTGCCAAGTTTGTTGAATTCCCACACAGCTTCAATATCTTCGAAACTCTGTTCAACTCTTGAGTATTCCCCAAGGTGATAGACGATATCAAAGGTCTCGTTTTCAAAAACTTCGTTGATTAGGTTTGTAGAAAAGTCATAGTAATAAACTCCGTCTACATGATTTTCTGTGTTGCCCGTAAAGTAATTATCGAGTGAAGTCACATCATGACCTAAGTCACGAAGTGCTTCGCATAAATTGGAACCTATAAACCCCGCACCGCCAGTTACTAATATTTTACTCATGAACTTTTTTCCTTCCGATTGGGTAAGTGTTTAGTTGAAATTCTGGCACCTCTTTTTCTTCAGGTGTACCAAAATCATCTACTAACATCATACCATAATTATCAACTGCATTAACAATCTTCGCATCTTTTTTCAAAACTGGCACATTTTGTCTAGCGGATTGTCCTGTATGCTTGTTGATTATTTTATCTAAATTAACTAAGTGGTGCACTCTACCATAACGAGTAACAAGGTCTACGCAATCTGGATGCGCTTCGTGTAACATACGAGATTTCTTCATTGCTTGGTCGTCAGCATAGTCACCGTAAATTTCAGTAGTGTTGCCACCCTTTACTTTACCAGTTTCAAGTTTTCCGCATAAGCCGTGAAGGAATAGCATAGTACAATAACCTTCTTTCATAGCTCGAATAGAAAGATCTACATCTTCGTTGTATTTGCCTCTCCAACGGATATCCACGTCATTGTCAATTAAACAACAAGACATTACACGAGTATTTAGTATATATGGAGGATAGTTCTCTTTTTCAGTAGTAAAGAATTTGTACTGCAAACTAGCAAGCGCGACATTTTCAAAACGATCCACATAATCTTCGGTTGAACTAAAAAGACCGCCAGTTTCAGAACGATATCTTTTGTTTTTGTGTAAGCGCCAAAATTCGCTGATGTTATCATCTAACAACCAGTGGCGCTTGAAACCGTTTGCCTTTGAATGTTCCCAACACCAATTACGAGCAGGACCAGAACCTTTGCCGTGATTGCTGAATGGCAATTTCAATACAGTACCACCTTTAATGACGGAACAGTAATCATCGTATTCTTGAGGTTCGACCGCGATGTAATAAGAAATGCCCATGCGTTCTAACGCTTTTGCAGTATGTCTCGTTTTATGTCGACCTTTAGATATGATGTAAATCGGATATCTTGGGTGGTGCTTTTCTTGGTCGCTGTCAAGCACATAGCGTTTTGCCATGTTAACTTCTTGTCGGCGATATGGGAAATAGACAGAGTTTGTTCTACTTGAACTCTTTGATGGTGATTTCGAACCTAAATTAAACCCAAACAAATCAGAAAATGCTTTGCGATCTTCCATAGTTTTGAATTTAACTAAAAGTGATTTAGTCGTACCAGGTTCATTTGCTTTTGCTTGGTGGAATGAAGGCATGCCAGCGGCCCACCATTGTTTGTATGGATCTCTCCAATAGTTTTGGAGTTCTTCGATTGTCTGAACTTCATCATTTATCATTATTCGCCGTCCAAAAAGTTAAGTAACCCAGAAGGCTCTGGGTTGTGCTCATATATAATTTCATCAGTTTTTGGCGTAATCACTATACCACTAATTCTAGTAAACTCTGCCAAGTCGTTAAGGTCCTCGATATTGACAATTAGTCGTTGCCAACTCTCAGAGAATTCGGCATCAGTAATTGTTTTAGCGCGCACCGTAGGAGTATACTCGTCACCTTCACCTAAGAATTCACCTAGATTTTCACTCTTGCGATTTTGGTTCTCTACAAAATCAACAAGGTCGTCATACTCTGCCGCAGTATCGACTTCGTAATCTTTCATAATTTATCTCCATTGATTTAGTTGTACATTATAACACTATTTAGTATAATTGTCAACTACTTTATTGATAATTTTTCTGGTTTGAAGTTTTGTCTGCTGTCGGGGATACGCCTTTCAATGCAGCAATAGCACTTAGGTCGCCTTTAAACACATAAGAACCTACGTGATCCAATTTCATCCAAGGACACATCCATAGAGATAAACCTGCTTTACGAGCCTGTTTACAGAAATAATAATCTTCTGATAAGTATCGCTTCGTTTCTGGGTCTATAACGCAATCAAAATATGCTACGATTTCTGAAGACCCGTCAAAGTTCGCTGTACGTAAATGATCAGGCCTATAACTCTGTTCTGGGTAAGTCGTTTTGTATCTATCAAGCGCGGTTCTAGGTATCAACATAAATCCAGTGCCTGCTTCAGCAACCTCTACAGGTTTGTTCATGTCGAAACTCTTAGTACCACGAATAGGATTAAAGACGTAATCAGAAGTGAATTTAGACAAGTTAAACGGATTATCAAGCGCCGCGCCTTGTTGATATGCAGCTGCAACCTTTTCCCAAGCAATCGTTTTCTTAGGATAAGGACCAGTAATAATATCACATCGTTTTGGGTCGCTTGCTTGTAAGCCTAATAACGTCAAGACATCTCTTGCGTCGAACCCAATGTCCGCATCGATAAACATCAGGTGCGTACAGTCAGAGCGCATGAAGGCATCTGTGATATAGTTACGAGCTCGTTGGACGAGGCTTTCATTGAACAGGTAATAGAATTGCAACTTTATGCCGTGTTGTGCGCAAAGCATAGAGAGTTCATTAGTCGATTTAGTAAAGAGGCCAGTGCACTGACCTCCATACATAGGAGTGCCGATCATCAAAGAATAGTTTCTAATCAGGTCGATATTGATTTTATGTTTTTCAGTCATATTATATTTGCACCTGTTCCAAATCAGCTTCGGCACGAGCAATTGCTTGAAGTCTCATTACATCTGCCCATACGTCCCATAAGCTATCATGTTTTCTAAATACTTTGTTCCATTTTTCTAAATCATCAACTGGAACAAACCCGTTATCCTTTGGGAAGTTTAGTTTAGCATCGATCCAAGTTCGAGTATCACGTACTCTCCAATGATTCAATCGATCTTCGAAGTGTGCTAATTTACCTTGTGACCTAAATAACCTTGTCATTATTACAGGGTCGAATGAATTAGATCGGGACCACCAATGATGGATTTTAGGCGATTCAATCAACAGGTCTGTAAATTGTTGGACGAACTCAGCAACAGTCAGGTCGTCCTTTTTAGGTTTAATTTTAGCGCGTACATCAGCATCTTGTTCTGACCAGAATTGTAACGTATCTTTACAAATTTTAAAATCGTAATCGTTAACTTGTTGGGCTACAGACAATTTGAATTTCTTTCCAAGCATTATGTCTTTCAACTTATATGGCGTGTCTGAGGTGAATCGGTCCCAATCGAACAGGAATACAGAACAATCAATTACTGCGCATTCCGTAGCGTTGGCACTCATGGTTTCAAAATCTATTATTATATCGGTCTTCATCATTTTCCTTTTAATCTATTAGCATATTATAACATTATTTAGTACTTTTGTCAACACCTATTAGAGAACTTCACGAAAAGAAGGACTCTAAGGTGTCAATTTTCTCGGCAGACCAACCAATAGCCTCTGTAACTGCAATCATAGGGTCCAGAAACACCTTATTGAACTGCAGGTCGTAGTTTATATATTGATCCAAACCTAATTCAGGCGGTAGACCACCAATAAAGGCAATAACATTCTGGCGTATCGGATTAGGCATTTTCAGATAAACCAATTTGACTTTATCGCCACTACGTATCTTTTCGTATTTACTATCAAGACCATTTA